TGGCTGTTCTCATTATCGGCCTTGCTGTCAAGAAGCACAATCTGGCCGCGCCAGGGCTTCAGCACAATCTCGGTTATATAACGGTCAACCCCATGCTGATCCTGCCATTTGCGCGTTTGAAGCTGGCCTTCAACATAGATTTTCGAGCCTTTTTTCGTGTATTGCCCGATGACATTGACAAGGTTCTCATTCCAGACAGTGACACGATGCCATTCGGTGCGCTCTTGGCGATTGCCGTCTTTGTCTTTCCAGCGTTCAGAAGTGGCAATGGTGAAGTTGGCAAGTTTGTCACCGTTAGGGGTGGTGGTGATTTTGGGATCATCGCCAAGGTGACCGATAATGATGGCGCGATTAAGCATCGGTTTGTTCCTTTAATTTGGTAAATTTGGCTTCCAGCTCAGCTAAAAATTGCAAGACTTGCGCGGTCATGTCGGCGATCAGGGTATTGTCGCGCGGGACGCGGGCGAGAAACATATCCAACGGGGCGGGAAAGTCTGGATTGAACGAGACAAAATCACACCAGGCTCGCCCCGTGCAAGCCATTTGCCATTGCATTTGCAACAGGTAGCGTTGGGGGATTTTGCGTTTGTCCAATATCTCCAAATGTGCGGGTGGCTGCGGGCATTTGATTTCAATCAAACCGTCCGGTTCAATGAGGCCATCAGGCGATGCACCGGCCATTGCAATTGTCGGATGGATGTGAAAGCCGGTTTCAATAACCGTGTGGCCGGTGAAGAGTTCATAAGTGGTGCGTGCTCGCGGCTCGGTATCAATGCCATGCTGCATGGCGGCTGAGGTGAAAGACTTGGCGGGATTGCCGGTTAAACGTTCCAGCAGCAGATCAGCCATGTAAGTTGCGCGGGAGGCACTGTAACCGGATTTTGTCCGCGCCATCACGTCGCCAATGCGCGAGGCGGTGACTTTTGCGATACGGCAATTCATCCATGCCTCGGTTCTCTGTTTAATATCTTGAGTTTGCATGGCAATCACCTCTTGCTGGTGTAAATGAATTTCTTCTTTTGTCGCTAAATCCCTTTACCCACCGCCATACGGATTGTTGCGAAACACCAAAATATTCTGCGGCTTCATCAAGAGTTTGAAAATATTTCCCCTTAATCCAATATGTTCTTGAATTTCGTTTGTTTCTTTGTTGTTCAGAAGCTGTTGCCCATCTCACATTGAAAGGGATATATCCTTTTCGATTGTCTATTCTATCAAGAGAGTGTTCTAGGCTTGGGGCATTGCCGACATGTTCATAAAACGCCTCGAAAGATTCAATCCATTCATCACAAATGACGATCCCCGCCCCACCGTACCGGAAATAATCTTTGGCTTTTTCATTCAAGCACCTATTCTTTATGCCTGCCCACGTTCTGTATTCTTTGGTGTATTTCATACCGTGCTTTGTGTTAGGGCGGGTAATGGGTTTTACGCAGCCACAATGCGTTCTGTACTTGGCATTAAACATCCTTCCCATAGGGTATTCTTTCAAGTTTCCGCAGTCGCATTTAAACATGCCAAGAATACGGTGGTTATCACCTGTATTCTTTGAGATTGCCAAACATGTAAACTTGCCGATACGCCGACCAATAAAAAGGCTGTATCTTATTGAGCCAAACCATTCATCAGTTCGCTGTTCAATGCTGGCAGGGCTGGTTTTCTTAAACATCTTGCATCTCTCCTGCTGCCTGTTGTTGCTCGGCTTGTTGTTGTGCCTGTTTGCGGGCGGCGATTGAACGGTTGATGCTGGTCAAGGCTTTTTGGTAATCGGATGCAAGCAAGGCGGCGACATTGGCAACGCCAAGGTAAGTACAGAACCGCTCAATATTGATGTCATGTGCATTAATCAGATTGAGGATATGATCGCGTTGTTCAGTCGTGATCGGCATGGTGTCCTGCGTGGTGGCAGCACCATCATCATCAAGGCTTGATACCAGCCCTAAAGCCGCCGTCAAGGTATAGCGTTGCAGATAGGTAATCGCTGATCCCATGGCCTGGATCGGGTTTTGCAGCTTTGTACCGACAGAGCCTTGCGGGGCAACAAGAGAGGTTGTTTCCTCATGGCCGGATCGGTGCGACAACAGGCATGTAACCTTGATGTTGGCTCCCTCATTATCGGTTTTCCAGCGATAGGAAAGCCCATATTTTGATAAAATGGGAATGATGGTTTTGGCAATGTCATCAAGGCCAGCATATTTATAGCCATGGCCTTGCTTGGCCTTGTAAATATTGGGGATTTCCTGACGGGCAAGGCTGATGGCCGCGTCAAATTCCTTTCGCGCCTGACGGGCTTCCCATCGCTCCTGCGCGTCCATCAGACGGTCAAGAATATCAGGGGTTGCCCCTTGGCTCATCGCCTGTTGTAAAAGCGCGGCGGGGTTGGGGTTTGTGGGGGTGGTGACGGGCGCAGCAAGGATCGGGCTGGTTGCCGTGTCATCATTGGCACTCAAGGTGGTAACTTGCTGGGTCACTGGAACTTTCCTTTCAAAGCTTGTTTGATTTTGTGGCGTTTACAACAGGCAACAAACCCGCCAACCACGACAATGAAAACGCAAACAGGATAAGGGAGTGTTGTTACCTCGCTGATGATTTGCGCAACGACTAAAGGCAAAATCAGAAAAACGGGAGCAAAGACAAAGTAAACCATTGTCATTATGGGGGAACGCTGTTTCATTGTGCGGCCTCCTCCTGTCGGGCTTTGGCAAGGATGCGATCAAGCTGGGCATTGTGCGCCTGATCGGCATTGACAAGATGGGGGGCTGCCGCCTCCATCAAGGCAAAAGCATCAGAAAAACGCATCTCGACAATCGCATCGGCAAGGTCTAAAAATTGTGCGCGTGTGATGGTGATATTGTTGACAAGACGCTCATTGAGTTCAGCCAGTAAAATACGGGTTGAAACAGCGGGCAAATGCTCATCAAGATCAATATCAACCTCAACAGGGGTGGTAACGGTGAATCTGGTCATCTTGCCAACCTTTCCAAATACTCGCTCATGTTGAAAGCGTGGGAAGTGCGGGGGCGGGAGGGAGTGTCATTGAATGAATCCTCCTGTTCCAGAACCGCATCAATGAACTCTTGATCAGCCTCAAGATTTTCCTTGACATGGAAGAACAACAGCTTCGCCCATGGCTGCTTTGAGTGAGCACCAAAATGAGCGGGACGGGATCGCTGTTCCCATTCAGGCAGATTGGCAGGGTTGCTGCGCGAGGCTTCAACCTCGAAGCTGTCTACCTCAACAATGCGCTCGCCATATTGGCTATAAACGCAATATTCAACAACGGCATCACTTTCAAAAATCGTAAAGCCATCATCGGTTAAAATTGAAATCAACCAGTCAATCGTCATAGGTTTGATCCTTTAAAACAACAGGCGGTCACGACCTGTTCGTGACAGGGGTTAAAAATGAGGAATTTGCAAAAAATGCAAAATGCTTTTAATCTGGTGGGGCGGTTCAACGGTAATTGAGCCGCCCCTATCATCACTCAAGCACAAGGAGCTAACCCATGAGTGACAATTCAAATAATGATGGCAATCAAATTGCCGATTTGTCGGCTAAAATTGATGCCCTTGTTGATGCCGACAAAGAAATTTTCAAAAGACTCGAGCGGCTCGAAAAATCGGCGGCAAAACAGCCCAAAAGTGACGGAAGAAAAGAACGCCATCCTCTTGTCATGCCTTAGGCAAATCAGTTTCGTTTTGCCCATATGATGGGGGATGAATGTGTTCTTGTTGTTCCATGAGATCAAGCAGCGCATCAATCCTTTTGATGATCTTTTGCTGGATGATGAGGAGGCCATCAATCTTTCTTGATAAGGCTTGCACTTCATCGCCATGGTCAAAAGCTTCACGTTCCATCTTTATTTCTCCTTTAAATCAATGCGGCTGGCAGGGCATTAAGCGGGAGCAGGTGAACCCTGCCAGCCTGTGATTGAGGTTTTTAAGCAGGGGCAATGAACCTCAATCAATGGGAAATTCTCAAGCAGCGGCTCGGGCGCGGTGCTCGGCGGCTTGGCATCGGTAATGCGCCAGCTCGACAGCCTCAATCAGCCTGTTATGATGACAGGTCTTCTCATAAAAACCAGTCGCGTTAGCCATGCGCCGCGCAATCTCCTCAATCAACGCCTCATCACTGGCCGCTTGCAGTGTTTCGTTTAAGTTGGCGGTCTCAAAAATATCAGGGTTCATTGGATTGCTCCTTAAATCTTGGGTTGGTTGGTTTTGGTTGGTTATGCACTTGCTCTTGGGTAAGATCGGCGGTGGTAGTCCCTCTTGTCCGTACCGGTGCTTCTTCGTTACCCTCCCCACCAGATCGGCTTGTTGCAGCTTCTTCGTGGTGGGGTATGGTAATCAATATATACGTATACGAATTT